CTATTATTCAAGATAATGGCACTAAATTAGGTATTGGTTCTGGCGTTGGTGCATCTTCGATGGTAATGGTAACGTCAACAGCATTAAATGACTTATTGTACGGATTCGAAGTAAATAACCATAAAGAAGCATCAGTTACTCCTTCTATAGGAGTAGGAGCAGTAGCAAACGGTGTAGCAACAACGTCATATAACATCGGAGGTCATTTTATAGCATCTAATAATACAAATGGTAACTTTTCTTTACAGTTAGTAGATGGCTCTCAGGATACTGGAAAGTTCTTAAAATCAATAACAGCCAATGGGCATGCAAATTGGGCTACATTAAACGATATTACTTTAGATAGGTTAACAGATTATGGTAATAGTCCAACGACTAACGCATTTGAGTATAATTGTAATTTGGGTGCAAGTCAACATTTAGATATGCAAGGTTCAAGTGCTGATGTTACTTTAACATTTGCAAATCAAGTAAATGGAGCAACATATTCTCTATTAGTTATCCAAGGAACAGGATTAGATAATTTAATTTTACCGAGTGGTTATTGGTTAAATGATACCGTTTTTAATTTTTCAACAGAATTAGCTGATAATGAAAGGGCAATAATAACAGCTTCGCGTATATTTAATGCTTGGTATTTCGCAGTTAAAAAAGTAACGTATGTAGCATGATGAATAATTTATTATTACAAGGAATTACAGGTCAGCTTTTTGGTGGTGGGGGTGGTCCGATCCCACCAGGTACAATACAGTTAGGAACGCCAGGAACACCAGGTGGTGGTTCATTAGGATTAGCTCCATTCGCATTTGCGTATGACTATTCTTTTTCTGCTTGGATAATTGAAGCGTCTGAATTATCATCAATTGGTGGGTCAGTTGATTTTACATCATTAGAACTTTATTTTGGTGATATGTCAGATCCAACATTTACAATGTTTACCAATCGTATTTATATGGCACATATCGGTTCTAAAGCAAATTGGACTGGTGCTTTACCAACAGTAGATATGAGTTCAGAAACATTAACGGATACAACAAATGTTAAGTTTTCATTTTCCAGAACATACACGAGTGCTGAATTAAATACTTGGATGGACTATAGTTTCGGAACTAATTTCACTTGGAACGGAACAGATAATATAGTTATTTGGTGGGAAAATAGAGATGGTAGTTATGACTTTGGAGGACCAAGATTTGATATTGAAAATAAAACAGGGTCAGTTGCTTATAAAAGAACTGATACGACTTATCCAAGTGGTGGTTGTTCTTTAGATACAGGAAGACCAATAATGAAATTAAATTACGAATAATATGAATTTAGAAGCAATTAGAACAGAATTAGAAGTACTTGGTAATGTAGGTACTTTAGAAGAAAGAAGTGGAATGTTGTTTATATCCATAAGTGGTGTAGTTGAAAGTCAAGCAACAGTGACAACTTTTAATGGTATTATAGATACACATGTAGCAACAACATATCCATTACTAGAAGTTTTTACTTTAGAGGGTGGCAGCATAAAAGCTATTTATAAAAATTAAATCTTAACTAATTCAAACATTTTTTGTATATTATTAGTATGAAGACAGGAGATATAATCGCATGTAGAGGTAACAGATTGATAAGTAGGCTTATCATGGCTTTTACCAAATCTAAGTATAGTCATGTTTCTGTAGCATTAGCTATACATGATGACATTTACATAGTTGAAATGCAACATGCAGGTTGTGATTTAATTTCTTTAGATAATTGGATAAAGAAATACAACTATAAGTATGAAGTCTATAGACCAGTTGACCCTGTATCATTAAAACTAATTCTTTCTAAAGCTAGTACAACTAAGTATGACTTAAGATCATTGTTTCTTAGACAACCTCTTAAAATAATCAAAGAAAGAATTACTGGTAAAAAATCAACTCTTCGTAAAGTAAAAAATGAAGATTCAAAGATGACTTGTTCTGAGTATGTTGCTTGGTTATATGAAATTGAAGATTACTATGACATGACTCCTGATGACGTTGTGAAAGAGTGTTTAGATCGAGGATATGAATTAGTTAAAGAATAAGTATAATGTTACAGTTGAAAGAGGTAGGTTCAAATAATTTTTTTTTCAAGTCAACCAATGAGTTGAAAATGTTAATTTATGGGTTGTTTATGTATTTAGATATAAATGTGGAATCAATAACTATAATAGCAGCCCTAATGGGCTTAGATACATTTTTTGGTTTTGTTAAAACATTTAGAATCGATCACACTCAATTTAAGTTTAAATTATTACTACTGGGATTTGTTTCTAAAATAGCATTTTTACTTATTCCGTTAGTAGTAGCTTTAGCAGGAAAAGGATTAGGATATGAGCTTACTCTTCTTGTAGATATAGCAATTAAAATTCTTATTGCAAGTGAAACTATTAGTATAATCAGTAATGCAATTGCAATTAAAACTAAAAAAGAAGTTGAGGATTATGACATCATTACAAAGCTTTTAAAATACCTACGTAATGTATTTGTTAAAATATCTGAATCATTTTTAACAAATTTAAAAGATAGTCACAATGATCAAATTACCAAAGATAAATAACCCATTTAAAGGAATCATAGATGATACTTTAAAAAGGTATGATGATAAGTTAAAGAAACTTAGATTTTCCAGGACATCATTAACAATGGTGTCTGCTTGGTTTACATCTATTTTTTCTTACCTGTATGACTTATTTACAAATGGTTTTAGAACAGAAGCTTTTATAATGATGGTTAGTGTTGCTGTTGGAATAAAAATTGGTGACAGTTTTGCTACTAGACTTGAACCAAAAAAAAACAGAACCTAAAGTAATGTAATTAACTTTGTAACATGAAGAATTTTACAAACTACATTTTAGTTACCGTTTTAATTGGAATATTTATAGCCATGTTTATCCCATCATGCTTAAACATTAGGAAACCAATCAATTCTAATCACGACAACCTAATAGACAGTTTAGATACTGAAATCAAAATAGACCTAGATGTTGTCAAGCAAGCAAAAAAACTAATTAAAAGAAACGAAGTTTTGTTAGAAGAAGCCGAAAAGAAAACTGAGAAAGCTAAGGAAGATTTAACCACAGCTTTAGAAGAAGGTGATACTCTGAAAATATTAATTGCTCAAGATTCTGTAATTAAAAAGCAAGACTTTCAAATTGATGTGCTTGAAGCAAAAACTGTATTCCAAGATACTACGATAACAGCTCAAGATCGTGTTATAGAAAACAGCATGCTTGAGAATCAATTACTAAAAAAAGACAATAAAAAATTAAAAAGAAAGCTTAAAATTGCTAAGTTTGTAGCTAAGGCTGCTGTAGTTACAGCAGTTGTTATCACTACAATAAAATTACTAAAATAGTAAATCATGGCTAAAAGCAATGTAAGATCTTACACGGATCAACAAATCTTAGATAGAATTAAAAGCTTACCTTCATTTAAAGAATTACCTAACCAACGTTACATTGTTGGTGTTAGAAGTAATGAGGATGAAGTTAATGTTCCTGATGATAAATTTTACTTCTTTGAAGAAGATCGCTTCGTAACAATGACAACAGGAACTACAAATCCTGGATCTCCAGTTCTTGAAGGTGGTTTTTTAAAGTATAATAAACTTGGAGCTTTTGTTTTAAAAGCAGATGAGTGGTATTATGATGTATGGCAACCAGGTCTTCACAGAGGTAAGATGCCTGCATTACGTCAAGTATTACCAATGAAAGGTTTTAGAGATGGTGACATGGATGGTAAGTCCGAAGAGATTGGTGAAATGCATGAAGGATTGTATGGAATTAATTTTCACACAATGGATTATAATCAACAATCTAAAGCTGTAAAGAGTAAGATTAACGGATGGTCTGCTGGATGTCAAGTTGTCAATGATGTAGAAAAGTTCTATCAGTTAATGGCTTACTTTAAAAAGCAACGTAAAGTAACTTATGTTTTACTTAATGAATGGGAAGTATAATGGAAAAAAAGAAACGAAATAGTCTTGCTGGTAAATCTACTGGAACAAGTAAGTCCGCAAAGTATTTTGCTGCTAATCCCAAAGCAAGAGCTAAAAAGAATGCATACAACAAGAAGTATCATGCTACGTCTGAGCGTAAGGCGTATAGAGCTGGTTTAAACAAAGCAAATAGAAAATCTGGAACTTACGGTAATGGAGATGGTAAAGACAAGTCACACACTAAATCTGGAAAAACTGTAAGTGAAAAAGCATCAACTAATAGAGCAAGAAACGGAAGAGGTGGTACAAGAAGATTAAAATAACACAACCCTTTGTATTTTATTGCATTGGCTAAAAGCATTCAGAAATGAATGCTTTTTTTGTTAAACATAAATTAGTTAAACATTTATTGTTATCTTTGATAAAACTAAATATTTAAAATTATGTCAGAGCAAACCAACTCAGAAGAAAAACAGCCAACAGCTGAAGAATTAAAAAAAATGAGAGAGCAGCAGATTGCTTTTTACGATCAAAACATTCCTTTATTAAATGCTCAAGTTAACTTTGAAGAGTTAAAAGCAAGGCTGGAAAAAGCAAGGCTGGATCAACTTCAACATCGCTTAGAACGAGTGCACATCGAGGTTTCGTTAACTAAAGAACAAGAGAATACTCCGGATTCTGAATCTAAAAAAGAAGATTAGTTATGGCAAAAGCATTTGTAGTAAATAAGCAAGTGCCTATGGATTTATTAGACATCATTCGGTTTCAAATAAACATGCACTGCTTCATAAACAAAATAAGGTTAAGTCCTGCACAACAAGATTGTTTAGCATTGCTTGCAATGTATGGTGACATAAATATGTCTGATTTTTGCGAACAAGTTGTTATTGAAGAAGTTTTTGGTAACGTTCAGACGACAAGAAATTTTATCACCAAAGCTGTAAAAGAAGGTTTGGTGGTTAGAAGTGGAATGGGTAACAAAGTTGTTTCGTTAAACCCAGAGATTGCTGTTTTAAATCAAGGTACTATTTTGTTGAATTTAAAGGTGTATCACCATGAAGCCAACAAAGTCTAAAAAACTCATAAGTCAAACTGCTAAAGAATTAGGTGTTTCTGAAATACTAGTTCAAGATGTAGTTGATTTTTACTACACTACTGTAAGAAAAAAGATGGAATCCTTAAACTACCCAACTCTTTACTTGCATCACATAGGAACGTTAAGACTTAGTAGGAAGAAGCTTCAGAATAGTATTGATGGCTTAAGCAGGTTGTTAAATAGTAATGAACAAGATGATTTCAAAAAAGTTGTTAAATACAACTTAACTCGCGAAATGCTAGAACAACAACTTCAAGCAATGGAAAATTGTAATAATCATTATAACGAATTAAATGAAAAGCGTAATAAAAGTTTGGAAAGCAAAAGGGCAAATCCTGGAAGGGATAAAGAATAACATCTTTAAAACAGAACACATTGAGCAAATAGCTTCTGAAAGAATGGCAATTTGTAATAAATGTGATTCTATAGATAAAGAAGGTTCGTCATGTTTTGTAAAAGGAACAGCTCCTTGCTGTGGTGAATGTGGATGCACTCTTAAGTTAGCAATACGATCTCTTTCTAAAGAATGTGACTTAGGTAAATGGCCTGCAATACTTACCTTTGAAGAAGAATACATGTTACAACAAAAATTAAGAGAAGATGAGTGATGCTTTAACCATAAAGAATACGATTAAAAATATAGATTATGGCAATTAAATTTTATGCAGATACACACAAGTACGTAAGTGCTGACCAAGAGAATCCAATCGATTGGGTTAGTGTTACAACTTTAATTCATCACTTCAAAGAATCTTTCGATGAAGTTAAGATGTCAATAGCTTGTTCTAAAGGAAAAAACCCAAAGTATAAAGGAAAGACACCTGAAGAAATTAGACAAATTTGGAAAGATGAAAATAAAAGAGCTGTTACATTAGGTTCATGGTATCACGATGAACGTGAAAAAGCAGTTTTAGGATGTAATACTATTACCAGAGATGGTAGAGAGTTAACAATCATTGATCCTTTAATGGAAGGTAATGTTAAGCTTGCTCCTCAACAACAACTAACAGAAGGAATTTATCCGGAACATTTGATTTACTTAAACTCAGTTGGCGTATGTGGTCAAGCAGATAGAGTTGAAGTAGTTGGTGAAACTATTAACTTATACGATTATAAAACTAATAAGGAAATCAAACAAGAAGGTTTTACAGATCGAAGTGGTAAAACTAAAAAGATGTTACCTCCATTATCTCACTTAGATGATTGCAATTTTAATGATTACGCATTACAGTTAAGCATCTACATGTATATGATGTGTAAGCATAATTACAATCTTGAAGCTGGGAAAATGCAAATAGATCATATAGAGTTTGAAGTTATTGGTTACAATGAATACGGTTATCCTATTTCTAAGTTAGATAAAGATGGTAACCCAATTGTAAAGAAGATAACTCCTTATGATGTACCTTACTTAAAAAAGGAAGTAATTGAGTTGTTTAAGCACTTAGATCGTAATCGTGAAAAAATATTAAATCATGGCAATTAAACTATTTGAACTAAAAGGTGATACTATTGTAGCAACAGAACATTGTTACGCAATAAAGTATTTAAAAAAAATAATGGATGAGTTTCCTGATAACTATTTGAAAATTTATCAGTATCTTTTTTACATGTCCTGCAGAAGTGAGGAAAATCCTTATTTTAACAGACCTCAAGAAGAGTTGGACATGGAAATTTTAAAAGATATAGGTGCTGATTTTAGTCCTGAAGAGCCCTTAATAATTGGAGCTTTGAAAAAGACTAAAGAACTTTATGAAACTCCAACAACTAGAGCTTATAATGGTATTTCCAACATGTTAGAGAAGTTAGCTTTCTACATGGAAACTCAAAACATTACTGATGGTAGAGATGGAAACATATCCGCAATTGTTCAAGCAGCTAAAAACTTTGATAGCATTCGTAAATCATTTAAAGGTGTTGCTAAAGATTTAGAAGAAGAGCAGTCGTCAAGAGCAAGAGGAGGAACAAGATTATCATACGATGATTAATTATGGCAAGTGATAAATTAGGACAAATTTACGAAGACATACCCTTTTATGATAATGGGGTATGGACTTCTAAATCATATCTTTCAAGAGAAGAGTTTAAAAACGACCTTCAGGAAAACTACTACAAAGAACCTGGTGAGTATGGCTTAGATGAAACCATTTATAAGTTTCAAGAGCAAGGTATTTTCTTTAGAGAAAATGGATACTATGATGCTGGAATGGATGGTAGTCGTGAGTTCATTAAGTACTGGGATGATCAAAAATTAAAATCAAGAAAAGGTTGTTTTTTCCACAACAATGGAAAGCAATGGTACTTGCCTCGTGATTATTATTTTTGGATAAACTTCCTACAAATTCCAGATAAAGTAAAAAAAGTAGAAGACTTTACAGATCTTTGGGATTCACAAATGCACATGGCATTGTATGAATGGATAGCTGAATTAAATTATACGCATGGTTGTGTTTTAAAGAAACGTCAGTTTGGTTCATCATTATATCATGCTGCTAAATTATTAAACATTCTTTGGTTTGAAGAATCACCTATTTTAAAAATTGGAGCATCTTTATCAGCATACATTACTGGTGTAACTGGTACTTGGAAAATCTTACAATCATATCGTATCTTCTTAAATAAACATACAGCTTGGTATAGACCAATGAACCCAGGCGGTGTTGGGGAATGGCAACAGAAAATTGAGTATGTTGAAAATGGTCGTAAAACTGAAAAAGGTAGAAAAGGAGTACTTCAATCATTATCCTTTGAACAGTCAGATACAGCAGGGGTTGGGGGTTTATGTACGTTATTCTTTTATGAAGAAGCAGGAATTGCTAAATCAATGGATAACACATACGAGTTCATGCGGCCAGCAATGGAGTCTGGAGATATTACAACTGGGTTTTTTATTGCTGCAGGTTCTGTTGGGGATTTGAAACAATGTGAGCCTTTAAAGAAATTCATGTACGCACCTAAAGGAAATGGATTTTACGGTGTTAAAAACAAATGGGTTAATGCTAAAGGAACTGTTTTGGAAACAGGGTTGTTTATTCCAGAACAATGGTCAATGCCTCCATTTATTGATGAGTTTGGTAATTCATTAATTGAACCAGCTTTGGAAAGAATTGCTGAGAAACGCATTCAATGGAAAAAAGATCTTGATGCTGAACAATATCAAATTCGTATATCACAGCATCCAACTAACTTAGAAGAAGCTTTTGCTTTTAGAGGTGAAAGTATATTTCCAACACAAATAATTAAAAGTCATAAGAGAGATATAGATGAAGGTGAATACCCTTGGGCTGGTTATGACTTAGCTTATGACAATACAGGAGCTATTGTTCCTATTCGTTCTAATAAACCACCAATAACCGATTTTCCGGTAAAGAAGAGTGCTGAAGATAAAACAGGTGTTATTCAAGTGTGGGAAGAACCTGATGAAGATATTAAATTTTGCACAACTTACTTTGCCGCAATTGACCCTGTTGGAGAAGGTAAAACAGTAACTTCTGAATCACTGTGTTCAATCTACGTTTACAAAAATCCTGTACAAGTACAAAGGATTATGGAAAATGGAAAGGTTGAAAACTTCATTGAGGGTGATAAAATAGTTGCTTCCTGGTGTGGTCGATTTGACGATATTAACAAGACACATGAGCGATTAGAGTTAATTATAGAATGGTATCAAGCATGGACTTTAGTGGAGAATAACATTCCTCTTTTTATCCAGTATATGCAGTACAAGAGGAAACAGAAGTATTTGGTTCCATCATCACAAATGGTTTTTTCTAAAGAAGTTCAAGCATCAAAAACTCAATTTCAACAATATGGTTGGCGTAACGTTTCAACATTGTTTAAAACAACAATGCTTAGTTACTTAATTGAGTTCTTAAAAGAAGAGTTGGACAGTACTGAAAATGAGGATGGTGTTGTAAGTAATGTAACTTACGGTGTTTGTAGGATTCCGGATATTATGGCCATGGTTGAAATGGAAGCATATCAACCAGGTGTAAATGTCGATAGGTTGATTACTTTGGGTTCTTTAATTACCTTTGTTAAGATTCAAGAATCTAATCGTGGAACCACAGTTAGAATAGAACATGAGGACACTGAATATTTGGATAATTCAGATAAAATGTATAAATTAAACAGAAGTCCTTTTAAGAACATTGGTAACAAAAATAATAGTAGTAACCAACGTAGACCAAGAAGTGCTTATAGAAATTTAAGATAATATGGAACTATTAAATGCAATGGACATTAAAAAGGGTAAAAAAAGCAAGCGCAAAAATAAGCTTGGTGTTTTTACTCAACCTATTCAATTCCTTCCTTCAGACGAAAAGGATGAAGAATGGATGCAACACAACATCGATTGGATTGAATGGCAAGGTTTAAAGCAAATTAGGCATAAGGCTCCTAAGTTGATGAAAAACTATAAACTTGCAAAAGGTGAGATTGATCGAAGCGATTACATTCCTGAAGTAGATAATGACATGGTTGACATCTTAGATGTTCTTACTGAAGATACTGACAGCGCAATGGATCTTAAATTTTATCCAATTATCCCTAATGTGGTAAATACTCTTGTTTCAGAGTTTGCTAAAAGAAATACCAAGATTGACTATCGTGCAGTTGATGAGTATTCTTACAATGAGATAATGACCAAGAAGACTGAAGAAATATCCAACGTTTTGCTTGAACATGCTCAACAACAACTTTTAGCTAAGATGTTAGAAATGGGTATGGATCCAAATTCAGAAGAAGCTCAGCAACAAATGAACCCTGAAGGGTTAAAGAAGTTACCTCAAATAGAAGAGTTCTATTCCAAAAAATATCAAACATTAGGTGAACAATGGTCTTCTAAGCAACATGCTATTGATACTAATCGTTTTAGAATGGATGAATTGGAAGAAGTTGCATTTAGAGATTCTTTAGTAACAGACTCTGAGTTTTGGCACTTTAAGATGATGGAAGATGATTATGACATTGAGTTGCTTAATCCAGTTCTTACATTTTACCATAAATCCCCATCTACTAAATACGTATCGCAAGGAAACTATTCAGGTTTTATTGACATGATGACTATTGCTGATGTAATAGATAATTTTGGATACTTGATGGATCAAGAACAATTGGAAAAACTTGAAAGATTGAATCCATCACATGATGCAAGGTATTTAGATTCAGGTATTGGTAATGATGGTTCTCTTTGGAATGGTGATGAAAGCATTGACGAAAATCAAGTTGTAGGTGTTGATATGAAAAGACATCTTGCTAACATTGACCATGAATTAGAAGCACATGATGTTGTATCCTGGGTACTTGGTGAAAGTGAACATACAGGTGTTATGAACAACAGTCAGTTACTTAGAGTAACTACTGTTTATTGGAAGACACAACGACAAGTTGGACACCTTACTAAAATTGATCAAGATGGTCAAGTAGTTACCGAAATAGTTGATGATAACTATGTAGTTAGGGATGAACCTGTTTATAACATGACTTTTACTGAAAAACGAAGTGCTGAGAATTTAGTATTTGGTGATCATATTGATTGGATATGGATTAATGAAGTTAATGGTGGTGTTAAAATTGGAAATAACAGAAACATACTAAACAACTTAGATGACAAGACGTTTGATTCTCTTTATTTAGGAGTTGGTAGAGAAACACCAGGTCCTTTAAGATTTCAGTTTAAAGGTGATCACACTCTTTATGGATGCAAGCTTCCTATTGAAGGTCGTGTATTTTCAGATAGAAATACTAAATCGCGTTCTTTAGTTGATGCAATGAAACCTGCACAAATTGGATTTAATATGTGTAACAATCAAATTGCTGATATATTGATAGATGAGATTGGTTCTGTAGTGGTGTTGGATCAAAATGCACTTCCTCAACATTCGATGGGAGAAGATTGGGGTAAAGGAAATCTTTCTAAAGCGTATGTAGCAATGAAAGATTTTTCAATGTTACCTCTTGACCCTTCTATTGGTAATACGGAAAGTGCAACTAACTTTCAACATTACCAGGTTCTTAATTTAGAACAAACTAATAGATTGATGTCACGTATTCAGTTAGCTAATTACTTCAAGCAACAAGCTATGGAAGTTGTAGGATTAAATCCTCAACGAATGGGTGAGCAGCTTGGACAAATAAACACAGCTACTGGAGTTGAACAAGCTATGTCTGGTTCATTTGCACAAACTGAAGTTTATTTCATTCAGCATTCAGATAACTTAATGCCAAGAGTACATCAGATGAGAACAGACCTTGCTCAGTTCTATCATTCTACAAAACCATCTGTAAGACTTCAAGGAATGATTTCTCCAGATGAAAGAACTAACTTTGAGATTAATGGTACAGATTTATTATTAATTGATTTGAATTGTTTTGGTACTACTAATGTAAACAACAGAACAATACTGGAGCAGTTAAAACAGTTGTTTGTTTCTAACAACACAGCTGGTGCAACTATTTACGAATTAGGTGAGTTAGTGCAAACTGATTCATTGGGTACTCTTAATAACGCTTTAAAACAAATTGAAACTAAAGCTGAAGAAAGACGACTTCAAGAACAACAAGCTGCTCAACAAGCTCAAGAAGCTGAAATTAAAGCAAGACAACAAGAAAAACAACTTATGCTTGATCATGAGTCAAGAGAGAAAGAAAAAGATCGTAGAAATAGATTACTTGAAGCAGAAATTAAAGCTGCTGGTTACGGTGCTCAACAAGATATTAATCAAAATCAAGAATCTGATTTCAAAGATAGTCTTGATAATATACATAAAAGAGAGTCGTATCAATCTACCATGAACTTTAATAGAGAAAAAGAAGGTAATAGAACAAACCTTGCTCAACAAAAGTTAGATCTTGAAAAACAAAAGCTTAACCAAGAAGTAATGAAAAGAAGAACTGAATTAGAAATAGCAAGAGAAAATAAAAATCGTTATGATAAAAAACCTACTAAAGATTAAGTTAGTAGGTTTTAATCATAGTATGAAAAGCTAAAGTGAGTCCACTAAAAATAGTTAAACATATATTGTTTAAAAATGGATAAATTTGCTTATATTAAGTATAGTCAGTAATTAAAACCAACACAGTTATGACAGAAGAAGAAAAAGCAGCAGCGGCTGCGGCAGCCGAAGCTACAGCAAATGTAGAAGAAGTTGATTTTGAAAATTTAGATGACCTATTAGGCGTTACAGATTCAATCATTGGTTCTGACGAACCAGTAAAGAAAACAGTTTTTGATTCAGGTTCTGTTGATACATCTTTTTTAGATGATGAGGATTTAGATGAAGATGATCCTGAAAAATTAAAAAACGTTGTTACAGATGATGATATTTCTAAACTGGTAGATGCAAGCTTAGAAGAAGATGAAGAAGAGGATGAAAATCCTAAACCAGCAAATAAAGGTGGTAGACCTTCTCTTTCTAAAGATGCTATGATTGAAGCAGCTAATAAGTTAATTGAAGAAGGTGTTCTACAACCATTTGACGATGATAAAGACATTGCAGATTACACAGTAGATGACTTCAAAGAACTTATTCAGGCTAACATTGAAAATAAAGTTTCTGATACTGCAAAAAATGCACCAGTTGAATTATTTCAAACATTGCCTGAAGAAGTACAAGCTGTAGTTAGTTATGCTCTTAATGGAGGAACTGACATGAAAACAGTTTTTGGTCAATTGGCAAAAGCTCAAGAAACATTTGATTTAGATATTACTAAAGAAAGTGATCAAGAGATGGTTGTAAGACAATGGTTAAACAGCTTAGATGTAGACACTGCTGAAGAAATTGAAGATGAGATTAATCTTCTTAAGGACAGAGGAGATTTAGAAAAGTATGCGTCTAAGTATAAACCAAAATTGGATGCTAAACAAGCGGAGGTTATCCAAAAACGTTTGGATGATCAAAAAGCTGCAGAAGAACGCAAGGTAAAACAAAGTAAAAATTATCAGAAGACTGTTTATGAAACATTAAACACAACTGAGTTAAACGGTATTCCTTTAAATAATAAAGTACAAAACATGCTTTATTACGGATTAACTGATAAAAGTCGTTATCAGGATTCTAAAGGAAAACCGACTAATGCTTTAGGATACTATTTAGAGCAACACCAGTTTGGTGAAAAACCAAACCCAGGTTTAGTTGCAGAAGCGTTATGGTTATTAAGTGACCCTGAAGGTTACAAAGGGTCTGTTAAACAAATTGGAAGTAAGGAAGCTACAGCTGATACTATTAGAAAACTTAAAACAGAGGAGTCTTCAAGAAAAGCTAGTACCAATCTTTCTGAAGGTGATGGTAAAGGAACTAAAGCTCCAAGTAGAAGACAGGCTCCAATTAAACGACCAGCAGGCGGACTATTTAAAAGGTAAGTAAAAGTTAATTATAAATAAAAACAAAAACAAAAATGGCAACACCAGTTTTAAATAATGGATTGTTTCTACGTGACAACCATTACACTGCAAGCTCTCATGTTGATTCATATCACATGATGAACTTAATGAAAGATGCACAACCTGATGATTTAGGTCCTGTAGAATTATGGGCTCAAGTAAAGAAAGTTGAGATGCCTCTTTACCAAATGTCTTCTTTCGGTGGAAAGAACGTAATCGAAGTTGAGCACCCAAGAGGTGAATACAAATGGTCTACTCCAGTTTCTGAAGAATTACCGTATGTAATGGAAGACTTAGATCCTTCTAACACTGCTAAAGGATTAGATGGTACACCGTTCAAAATCAAAATGAACAAGCGTACTTTTGGTCATGGTGATATTATCACTTATGATAAGTTCAATGGTAAAGAGCTTTACATTACTGACGAGGACATCCTTGATTTAGGTGATGGTGTTATCTATACTGTACAGTTAGTGAACAACGATTCTGATGCTGTATTTGATAACCAATTCTTAACATCTCAAACATATTTCTTCAGAGCAGGTTCTGCAAGAGGTGAGTACGGTGAAAGATATTCTGATCTTACTACAAGTCATACAACTCGTGAGTTCTATAACTATGTAGGTAATGCAGATGCTCACGTTCACTACACAATTTCTTCTAAAGTAAAATTAATGGAGAAAGGTGGAATGAATGCAGACGGTAAAGTTCCTGTAACTGAAATCTGGAAATCTCATGACACTTCATTAGATCCTTCAATCAATTCTTTAGATGGAATCGTTAAAGCTAAAGGAGCTGATTACGTAAAGAAAGCTGTAGATAATGGAAACCTTGTTCGTTCTTTCATTACTAAGTTAGAGTCTGCTCACCTTTCAAAAATCGCTTACGATATTGAAACATACCTTATGTGGGGTAAAGGTGGTAGAATCAAACAAGATGGTCCAGATGATTTAAGATTATCTGTAGGTTTATGGAAACAATTAGACTTGTCTTACAAGCATGTTTACAATAAATCTGATTTCAAATTAGACATCTTCCGTTCTGAGTTATTTAACTTCTTCAACGGAAAAGTTGAATTTGAAGGTCCTGATTCTAAACGTCAGTTGATTGTTCAAACTGGTATGGGTGGAATGAGAATGATTAACGAAGCTATTAAGCGTGAAGCTTTTTCTTCTGGTCTTGTAATGAATGCTAAAGAACTTGAAGCTGTTAAAGGTACAGGTATGGATTTAGGATTCGGATTCTCTTTCACAGAGTACATGATTCCTTTCTTAGCAAACATCAAGTTTGTATTGAACCCTGCTTTCGATAACTTGCAAAACAACGACATCGAAAATCCAATCATTGATGGTCATAGATTATCTTCTTACTCGTTTATCGTTTTCGATATTACTGAGAATGGTAATGACAACATCAAATTGTTAAAATCTTCTTGGAACAAAGACCTTGTTTGGAGATATGTAAATGGTACTATGGATTACATGGGAAGAACTCAAGGGTTCCAATCTTCAGGTAACTTCAACGGATACCAAATCTACATGACTCAGGCAATGCCAGCAATCAAAGTAGAAGATCCTACTAAAGTATTGAAAATTGTTATGAGAAACCCTATTACAGGATTCTCTTTATAATCTAAATATTCACTAAAGAAAGGAGCTGGTAACCGCCAGTTCCTTTTTTTTAATCTTAAAGAAAATGGCACTTACAAAAATTAAAACAGAAAGCCCAGATTTAGTTCTTAAAGCTGCACCTTACAATGAAAATCAACTTGCAAGAGTAGGTCATTTAAATTCATTGATAGATGAATTAGCTTCTAAAGCTACAACTGTAGGAACAATTACATCTGCTAACTTAGTTGGAGTTGATGGTACTGGTAGCAATGCCGCACCATTAGTTGAAACAGAAGCTAGATTAGATGCAATTGAGGCAAAATTAAATGCATTAATTACAGCATTATCTTAAATAAAAAACAGCCTTTACGGAGGCTGTTTTTTTATTATCTTTGTTAATAATAAATTTTAGTCAGTTATTTTTTAAACCAACAAAAAAAATGAGTACAGAAAGATTAGGAGAAGGTAAAATCTCCATTAAAGCGTATTGTGATCCTACAATTCAAAACATGGGATTAGAAAAGTATGGTTACGTTGTGTTCCCTAATACACAACAAGTAGAGCCTTTAGCTGCTATAGAGCAGAATGGGAAATTAAGATATGTAACAGGATTAAATGAATTTGCTCCTGACATTAAGAAGATTGCTGATAAAGAAAAACAAGCAGCAGCTGTTAAAGAAATCAGAGAAGTTATAATTATGCTTGAAAAAGATAGAGCATACAATATGAATCTTGATGTTCAAGATAAAGACTTTTGGAACAAAGTTGAAATGTTTAAGCCTGATAACTCTGAGATTTGGAGTAAAGTATTCTTACGTTTAGGTAATGATGATATGCAGTTAGATCCTGTAAACAACTTAGACCACTTGATTATAATTAAAGCTATTGAAGCAGGTGGGTTCTCATTAGTTGCTCAAAGCCTTGAAGACTGTAAAAGACAAAAGAAGAAGTGGTATTTAGATCGTCAGATTGACACTATTGCTACTAAAACTTCTGTTACTAAGTTACGTAATAGAGCGTTAGCAATTCTTCAAAAGCTGTCTGAAGATAATCCTAGAAAGTTATTCTACATTGCTAAAAACATTACAGGTAATGCAATTCAGTTTTCAAACAGAACTTTACCTGATGTTATTTATGATTCACTAGATGTGTACATAAATGGATTGGCTGCTGATTCTGATAAGAAAAGATGTGCTAAGACTTTTATTGAGGCAAGTGAAACAAGCGTAGAAATTCTTAAAATAAAAGCAATTGTTAAAGATGCTACTTTCTACAAGTATATTACAGCTAAGTCAGACAACATGTTGTATGAAACAGCTACTAATACAGCACTTGGTAGAAACGTATCTGAAGTTTTGGAGTATATGTTAAACCCTATAAACGATGATGTTCTTGATAGACTTATGGAGAACGTAGAGAGTTTATGGTCAAAATAAATTAAAAGAAAATGAATAACACAACAGTTAAATTAAAAGTTCAACAACGAATTAATAAGTTAGGTAGTAAAGACTATGACAACATTCAAGATTGGCAGTTAGTCGAAGCTTTTAATAAAGGTGTTGTTGGATGGTGTAGACGAAATCTACAAGGAACTAACCTTACAAAGACTGGTGATGAAGCCACGAAGCGTAGGATTGATGACTTGCAAATTTTGTTAAAAACTGTTCCGTTTAGAATGTACGACAAAAAGGAATTTTATGAGTCTGATACTCTTCCTACAGATTACTTTGAATGGAAGCGTATATCAGCTAAAGCTGTTCAGGGATGTTGTACAGAACCTAGACGACTTGTTATTTATTTATCTGAAGAAGCAAATGTAGATGTTGTTTTAGCAGATGACTTTAAAAAACCAAGCTTTGAGTGGGCTGAAACATTTTGTACAATAGCCGATAATAAGGTTAAGATATACACTGATGAAAAGTTTGAAGTAGTTGAACCTACACTTACGTATTATAGACAACCTGTGAGGATAGAGATGAAAGGCATCTCTAACCCTTACACAGGGGTTACTTCATTACAAGAAGTTGAATGTGAATTTAAAGATGATTTAGTTGAAGTGTTTATTGACGAGTGTGCTAAGATTCTTTCTGGAGATATTGAAAGCATGAACGTACAACAATTAACGGATAACTCTGTAGAAACTAATAATTAAAATCAAGTAAAATGCAAGACAAAACCAGTTTTTTGAAAAGACCTTTGGCTAGACCAGCTCAAGCACAAAGCACACAACATTCATCTATGAGTCCTGAAGGATGTGTAGCTGAATTAGCAAATGAATTAATGAATGCTAGAACTTCATTTCACAAACTTCATTTAAAAGTAACAGGAATGGGTTCTTTTGCTTCTCATTCAGCACTGAATGAGTTGTACGATGCTTTACCTGGAAATGCTGATTCTTTAATAGAACAATACCAAGGAGCTACAGAAATGTTAATAGATATGCCTGACAGCACACCTAGAACATTGGGAACTAAAGAAGAAGGTATTCAGTACATTAGAGAAATCAAAGATCAAGTAGCAATGGTACAATCTAAAATAACCTTTAGTGAAATTGTAAACGATTTAGATTTAATTAAATCTACATTGAACTCAATTAAGTACAAGTTGTTATTTCTTAGTTAAGTAATTTAAAACCAAGAATAAATGGCAACTGCAAAAAAGAAAGCTGCTCCAAAAGCTAAAGGTGGGAAATGGGTTCCACCATGGATGAAGAAGAAAGACGATGCTAAAAAGAAAGCAACAAAGAAAAAAACTAAGAAATAGTTGGTAATTAGAAAATAATTGCTTATACTATTATATTGTTTTAATGTTTAATGTTTAAATTGTAAAAAAAAAATGAGTTATTTTAATTCTGCTTTTAGAAAATCCTTCTTAGGAACTAAAGCAACACAAGCTGGATCAGGTACAGCTAAAGCGGTAGACAACGGTTTCTTAACTGCAACCGGAGTTCATTCACGCTATTTAAGTTCAACTGCTTCACCATACACATTAGGTGTTGGTACTTTTGGATTTTTCAACAAAGATACTTATGTATCTGTTAACAATGGTTCTGCGGAAGTAACTGGTGGTTTACCATTAGTATTAGCTTCTTCTTCAATCTTACCAAATGATAAGATTGGTCCTTTTCACGGAGGATACAATGAATCAAACAAGTCTAAGTTGATTAACCCTAAGTACGTTCACAAGTTTACTAAAATGACAGCTGCTGCTCCAGAGCAAATGGTTGTTCATGTTGGTAATACTAACTTGAATGCAATTACTGCTGCAATTACAGTTGCCGGTGTTGCTTTCACGAATGGTACTTTCACTAATGTTGCTACAACAACTGCTGGTGCTGGTACAGGGTTAACTGTTGATGTTACAATTGCAGGTGGTATTGTTACCGATGTAAAAGTAAACAACAATGGTACAGGTTATGTTGACACAGACGTTGTTACTATTACTGATGGTACTGAAACAACTGATGCTGATTTCACTTTAACTGTAGCTTCTACATGTTCATTTGATTTCATGTGTGATCAAACTTACAACTTGAGATTAGACCTTTGGGGAGCTCCAGTTTTAAGATTGTTAAATCACGA